AAGTTACAAGTAACTATTGAAAACGCTGAGCTCTTTGAAATAGTGGAGAGACCAAACCACATAGAACTCAGAGAGGATGGGGTAACCAAGTTCCACGTGTTTGCAGAATCGACAGTCAGGGCTTACGACTCATCGACAGTCGTGGCTTTCGGCTCATCAACAGTCAGGGCTTTCGGCTCATCGACAGTCAGGGCTTACGACTCATCGACAGTCAGGGCTTACGACTCATCGACAGTCGAGGCTTACGACTCATCAATAGTCAGGGCTTACGACTCATCAACAGTCAGGGCTTTCGGCTCATCGACAGTCGAGGCTTACGACTCATCGACTGTCATGGCTTTCGGCTCATCAACAGTCAGGGCTTTCGACTCATCAACAGTCAGGGCTTACGACTCATCGACAGTCGTGGCTTTCGGCTCATCAACAGTCGAGGCTCACGGCTCATCAACAGTCAGGGCTTACGACTCATCGACAGTCGAGGCTTACGACTCATCGACTGTCATGGCTTTCGGCTCATCGACAGTCAGGGCTTTCGGCTCATCGACAGTCAGGGCTTACGGCTCATCAACAGTCAGGGCTTACGGCTCCTCGACAGTCGAGGCTTACGACTCATCAACAGTCAGGGCTTACGACTCATCAACAGTCAGGGCTTTCGGCTCATCAACAGTCAGGGCTTACGGCTCATCGACAGTCGTGGCTTACGACTCATCGACAGTCGAGGCTCACAACTCATCGACAGTCAGGGCTTTCGGCTCATCGACAGTCAGGGCTCACGGTTTTTGCTGTGTTTTTGTGAGATCAGGCAATTCGAAAGTTAAGCCAGAGAATCATTTCGGGGCAATAATACAACAAGTATTTAAGACTACTAAAAAAACTATAGTCTTTAAAAAGCTGAAAGATGACTTGATAGCGGAACTAGTCCTATCTAAGGGGCAAATATTCCAGAGCGAAAACCATGGCAAGTGCCGGACAGACAGGGCAGAAGTGCTGAGTATAACCGACGTCGATGGGAAAAAATATCTGGAAGGCCATTCAACCCATGACCACACTTTTGTTTACACAGTCGGCGCGGTAGTATCTGCGCCATACGATAAAGAAGTCAAGGAGTGCTCGACCGGGATTCATTTCTTCTTAACCCGTGAAGAAGCTGAAAGATATTGAAGCCGACTTAGCGGCAGAAAGGAACGAGGGATTATGAACTGCAAACAGTGTGGGAGCTATGCGATTAACGACCACCTCCACGGCAGACAAAAAGGCATCGACCTTGATTATTGCGATGTTTGCTATTGGCGGTTCCGAGCAGAAAAAAGCCTTGGCGAAGTTAAAAAACTAAAAGAGGTTATTGCAATAATGTGCCGCCGGTGTCGCGTCGGCATAAAAAAATGTGCAAAGTGCGCGGCAGTTGAGCATTTATCCGGTGCCGACATGCGAGCGGTTCTGCCGTTAGCAGAAAGGGGGAAGTATGAGTAAAACACCGAGAACCGATGAACATATATTACACCATGGCAACGGAAGTTGGTATCCATCTGCCTTTGTTCTCGCAAGTTTTGCCCGCCAGATTGAAACCGAGCTTGCCGAGGCGCGGGCTGAGATCGAGCGGCTGAATAAAAACCTGCGTTTGCTGTTGTGCAAAACACACTTTGATAAGTGTGAGGCCGGGCTTTTTAATAGTAAAAATCCCGATGATGAGCCGTGTTTAATCTGCCTGATGAATGCGGCTGAAAGGGGCGAGTGATGAGTAAAACTACAGGTGTCGTAATCATATGTAATCCACCACCAGAGATCGCCAAGTATCTAGGTTGCTCTCCTATAGCTTCCCTTGAGATACCTTACATTGGCGAATACTGGGAAGTTCCAGGTAGCTATGGTGATCCTCCTGAGATTCATGATGAGAGGATACCCCATGCCTCAGAGCCTATCATGATAAACTTGAAGGATAACACAGGTTTTTACATAGACCCAATGACTGATGAAGCTGGGTATCTCTGGGCAGTGCTAGAGGAAATGATCCTGATGGAACCACCTGATGAGATGGTTCATGTTGAATATCGCAAGGAGTGATTATGAAGACACACCTACCATGTCCCGACTGTGGTTCCTCAGATGCCCTGACGGATTATGGTGACCATACGTTCTGCTTTGCTTGTAGTCAGTATCATGGGGAACCTGAAGCTGAAGCCTCTGGTTCCTTGGTTCCTCTAAGTGAACTCCAATATAAAAACATTCGGGCTCGTAACTTATGTAAAGAGACCTGCCGCAAGTTTACATATGGAATTTACAATGCCCTGCAGGTAGCCACCTATTGGCACAATAGTCACCCGGTGTTCCAAAAAACACGAAGTCAGACCAAAGACTTCAAGGTTCTTAAGTCTAACGAACCAGAGGTTCAACTTAAACAATTACTCTTTGGTCGCCAGGTATGGGGTGACAGTGGCGGCACCAAGTTAATAATTACTGAGGGTGAAATTGATCGGAAAACAGCCCATGAAGCACTGGGTGGACTTGGTTACCACAGTGTCAGTGTGCCGTGTGGTGTCCAAGGTGCCCTTGATACCATCAAGTTAAACCTTGATTGGATAGACAGGTACGCTGAGGTCTACCTTGGTTTCGACAATGATGAACCCGGACAGAAGGCAGCTAATGAAGTCTGTCAGCAACTAGGTTCCAAGTTCCAATTAGTGAATATACCTCAAGGCACAAAGGATCTCAATGATCTGTGGTTACTTGGTGGCCGCCAGGCTATCCTTGAGGCTATCCAGACGGCCAAGAGCTGGAAGCCTAGTGGTATCATTGGAGTGGAGGACTTCCATAAGATACTTGCTGAGAAGCCCAAGCGTGGCATAGAGTGGCCTTGGCCTACGCTTAACAGAACAACCTATGGTATTAGACCTGGGTTAATCTTGGTAACTGCTGGCTCAGGTGTGGGTAAGACCACCTGGTTTAAGCAGGTAGAAGCACACTGTTATACCCAGGGGCAGAAGATAGGAGTTATACATCTTGAGGAATCCGCAGCTAACACCATCAATGGTCTACTTACTCTACTCACAGGCCGTCCCTTTCATGTTCCAGACAGTCAGATCGACCCTGATTATCATAGGAAAATGGTGGATCAACTGGTTCAAGAACGCCGACTGGTTCTGTTCGACAAGTCCATTGGCTTCGACGAGGATATTATCCTTAGTAACATCCGTTACATGGTGCAGGGACTAGGGTGTTCCGTAGTATTCCTAGACCACCTAACGGCCATCACTGACCAATATGACAAGGAGGTAAACCAGAAGACCAGGAACCTTATTGTGAAGCTAGGGAAGTTGGTGACCACCCTTAACTTTCCGCTGTTGGCTGTTAGCCACCTTAGGAAGTCAGATGGTAAACCCCACGAGGAAGGTGGAAGAGTCCATCTGGATGACATGCTGGGTGCTGGAGCCATCAAGCAATGGGCTGAACATGTGTTTGCCCTTGAGAGAGACAACCAAAATGAAGACCCACAGGCACGCAACAGACCTGTGCTACGAGATCTAAAGAACAGACCACTAGGTGAATACACAGGAACTGTGGTTCCTTTGGTCTATGATTCTATAACCTTTACCCTTAAGGAAGGTGATCCATTTGAACCCCCAAAGAATACCGGAGCCTTCAGCTCTACCCCCTCTGATTTTTGATATAGAAACTGATGGTCTCCTACCTACGATGACCAAGATACACTGTGGTGTGATCTACGATTCCTTGTTAGATATTACCCACAGGTTTGAACCTGAAGATATACCTGATATGGTGGATATGCTTCAGAGAACTGAACAGCCCCTTTGTGGACACAACATAATTAACTTCGATATCCCAGCGATCCAGAAGCTGTACCCTAAGTTTCAGCCTAAGGTTCTGCCGATTGATACCAAAATCTGGAGCCAGCTGGTCACTCCTGATCTGATGAACCTGGCTTACACAAGACGTAGACAATGGTTACGCCAGGTGCCCTCTGACTTACTGGATTCTCATAGCCTAAAGGCTTGGGGTTACCGTATTGGAATTCTTAAGGGCAGCTCTCCTGATGAAACATTCAAGGAGTATAGTCCAGGTATGCTAGACTACTGTGCCAGGGACGTAGAGGTAACCACAGCCCTCCGTAAGGAATTACTTGAGTGGACTACCTCAGAGCAGGCAGTTAATCTTGAGATGTCTGAGGCTTTAATCATACGACAGCAAGAGGTCAACGGTATAAACTTCGACATCAAGAAGGCTGAACTGTTGGCTGCTAAGATCCTGGATGACCAGCAGATTCTCTTAACCAAGATACGAGAGCATCCCACGTTTACCCCTGTCTTAAAGAAGTCATTCATTACCAAGGTAAACAACACCAAGTTAAACCGTAAGAAAGGAGACTTAATTGAAATCTATGAAGACTTCAACCCCAACTCTAACCAACAGTTGATGGACAAACTCATGTCTACTTATGGTTGGCAGCCTGAGGTTCTTACTGACAAGGGTAATCCTCAGATGGATGATGAGATTCTTCAAGATCTAACCAGCACGTATCCTGAGGTTCAACTTATAAGAGACTATAGGACTGCAGCTAAGATTCTAAGTTACTTGTCTACTGGAGATAAGAGCTGGCTTAAGTTTGTTACCCCTGAAGGTAAACTTCACGGCCAGGTGCAGAGCTGTGGTGCTGGCACCCGGCGTATGACCCACAATAGTCCCAACCTAGGACAAGTCCCCAGTGTTAAGGCATACCTGGGTAAGGAATGTCGAGAGTTATTCCTACCACCTAAGGGTATGGTTATGCTGGGTATTGATGCTGACCAACTTGAGTTAAGAACCTTGGCTCATTACATGGCACCCTTTGATGGTGGTGCCTATGTCCATGCAGCTATCCACGGAAGCAAGGAGAACAAAGATGATATCCATTGGCTTAATGCCAAAGCCTTCGGCGTTGACAGGGACACAGGAAAGACCGTGTTCTACTGTAGTATCTACGGAGGAGGCCGAGCTAAGAAAGGTAGAATCATTACCAAGTCCTGGGATACCCAAAAGAACATGGCCGCAGGTGCCAGAATCGAACGTGCTATGGATCGTGGACTTCCTGCTCTTGGTAAACTTCGGGATTGTCTGAAGGTTGTCCTTAAGGACAGAGGTTATCTCTTGGACTTAGATAAACAGATGTTCAGGATACGAAGCGAACACTCAGCCCTTAATGAATTGAACCAAAGGGCTGGGGCTATCATCATGAAGCGTTGGGATGTTATCCTGTGGAATAAACTGGTGGATTCAGAAGTACCCTTTGTGAGACTTCTGACGGTGCATGATGAGATCCAAGTAGCTGTCCATGAAGATTATGTCCAGAAGGTATTGGAACTCTCAAGAGAGGCTTTTAAGGAAACTACAGCCTATTATAAACTAAGATGCCCCATAACAGGGGACGGAAGAAAAGGAGCTAACTGGAGTGAAACTCATTGAAAAACGTGATAGAAGTTGTGATACCTGCGCATATGGAGGGGACGACCCTTTGAAGTGTTTCTCTAGGGAGAGAGGGTTCTGTTTGGCGTCAGCTACACCTGGTACCCCTGGGTGGACTCCTGAGCGAAAAAGAGGTAGACCTACTGAATACAGGTGTGCCGAGTTCAATCGAAAATTGCCCTGTAGTTCATGCCCAGAGTTTTGTGTGGAATCCCGCGAGTGTTTGTTGCGTAGGCCCGCTGAGGAAGTAAAAAACAAATACCAAAGGGTTATCCGAAGTGAAACCGTAGATGTCTATGATGTTCTGCAGGCTTTCAATGTGATTAACCCAGCCCTCCAGCACCTTATTAAGAAAGCTCTGTGTGCTGGTCTGAGGGGACACAAGGATCGCAAGACTGACATGGAAGAAATCCTCAGTGCTGCTAAGAGGGCACTGGAACTGGAGACAAATAATGGTGAATCCTAAGTGTTCTACTATTGATTGTACTCACATAGCTGTGCCTATCGAAAGCGTTAGGATATTTACTCAGACGTTTCAGAACAATCAGGTTGAAATAAATCTAAAGTTTTTATATCCTGTATGCTCCTCCTGTCTGGAGGAGACTATGTTAAGATTAGTTAAGGGGGTATCTTGTGTCGATGCTTAAGTTAAACATCATACTGTTAATTATCTGTCTACTCATATGTTTACTAGGATGTGGCCCCAGTGTTCCGTCCCTAGGTGACATAAAGCAAACAATGGCCGAGGTAGTAGCTGAGGAGTTAGCCAAGAATGAGAACCTTACTGATTGACACTGACGCCCTAATCTGGAGATTCTCTCTAATCAATAGACAGAATTCTCCAGAGAATCCCTTTGGGTTCGCCCAAGACACTCCAGACTTAAGTGATCTTGAGTGTGCCCAGAGAGACTTCCAAGTAAAGTTGGATAGATTATCTGAGGACTACGCACCCTGCAAGTTAATCCTGTGTCTTCCTGAGGAAGGAACCGAAAACTTCAGATACAAGCTGTATCCTCAGTACAAGGGACACCGAGGTGAACGTCCTGAGATTGTTACCCAGATGTACCAGTGGGTACACGATACCTACAAGGATATACTACACACGGAGGCTGAGGTTGAGACTGACGACATCATTGCAGATTTAGCCTATAATATGCCCTTTGATGATAGGGTCATTGTGTCCAATGACAAGGACTTCCGTCAGATACCTGGGTGGCACCTTCATCCATTCACAGGGTATCTTGAAAAGATTAACAACTCAGTCTCACTGATGTCCTTCTGGAGACAAGTACTAATGGGGGACAGTGCCGACGGTATCCCTGGGTGTCCTGGGATTGGGGAAACCATAGCTACCAGAATTATCCTTGGTGCCGTGGAACAAAGTCCACGCTTAGTACCACTGGAGGATGTAGTACTAACTGCATACTTAACCCAAGGTGCTACGTTTGAAGACTTTGCCCTTAACTATAGGTTAATTCTGCTAGGCAATAAGAACTATAGGTATGTGCCCCATACCCTACCAGAGGCTTACATTAAAGTTATTAAAAGGATAACCAAATCGTGACTAACAATATCTCAAGTGACTTTCAGCGGTTAATCCACACCATGAAATACTCAAGGGGTGGATGTGAAACCTGGGCTTCCTCTATCCACAGAACCTTAGGTTTTCTCAATAAAGATCTACCACCTGAGGCTCAAGACTATCTTCTTGGTGATGTGAGGGCTTATCTCATGGCTAAGAGGGTAGTCCCAAGCATGAGACTTATGTCTTCAGCTGGCCCCGCAGCTGACAATGAGAACCTCATGATATTTAACTGCATGTTCATGGGTATTAAACATTGGGATGACTTCGGTAAGCTCATGTATGCTCTCATGTGTGGCACAGGTGTGGGGTTCTCTGTAGAGAAACTCTATATCCAACAGCTAAGACCCCTCAAGAGAGCTCATTTAGTAAATGATTCAGTCCTTGTTGTCTTTGAAGACAGCAGGGAATCCTGGGCACTTCAGTACAACAGGTACCTTGGTTATCTCTTGGATGGATACCTAGATGTTTATTATGATCTTGGGAAGATTCGTCCTAAGGGTATGCCTCTTAAGACCACTGGTGGATATGCTAGTGGCCCAGAGCCTCTTAAAGAACTCTTGGACTTCACCAAGACCATTGTGAATAAGATGCGTTACGATGGCCCAAAGAGTATTCATCTGTATGACCTGGCCTGTAAGATTGCAGATGTTGTGGTTCAAGGCGGAGTCAGACGTTCAGCCTGTATCTGTCTGTTCGACCATGATGATGAGGCCATGTGGCAAGCCAAAGTTCCTGAGAACCTCATGAACAATGCCCACAGACAAAACTCTAATAATTCTGTGGTGGTTCCTGATGATGAGACATCAAGGGAAATTTTACCAAGGGTGCTGAAGTTGGCTAGGGAAACGGGTGAGCCTGGGATAGTCACCAAGTCGACCATAACCGGAAGGGCCAAAGATTGTAATAGAGATCCTAAGGTTAACTATGGGGTAAACCCTTGTGGAGAAATTATCCTTAGGGATAACCAGGTTTGTAATTTAACTGAGGTTGTTATTAGACCAGAGTTCTCTGTGGAAGACCTAATGGAATCTGTAGAAGCTGCAGTTTTCTTAGGTTTACTGCAGTCTCAACTCACCAAGTTTCATCCACAGTTACTCTCTGAGGTAAAGATAAACACCGAGGAAGAGAGACTATTAGGAGTTAGCCTTACAGGTATCCTTGATGACAGGGAGATGGTAACACATGGTTCCCTCATGGCTATGCTCCATGAGCACGCTCACGAGTGTGCAGACAAGTGGGCCAAGGTCTTGGGTATCAAGACTCCCCAGGCAATCACTTGTGTAAAGCCCTCTGGTAGCGTGAGTAAACTAGTGGATTCATCCGCAGGTATCCACCCACGGTTCAGTAGGTTCTACCTAAGCAACGTGGGAGTCCCGCGTGATACACCACTAGATATATTCCTCCGTTCACAGAGAGTACCCATAAGGTGTGAAACCCCAACATCAACAATCTATAGTTTCCCCTTAAAGTCTCCAGACAAAGCCTTAACTGCCGACACCATGTCGGCTATGGATCAACTTAAGGTATGGCACATGGTCAATGAAGCCTGGTGTGACCACAACGCTTCATGTACAATATATGTCTCACCCGAAGAGTGGCCTCAAGTTGAACAGTGGTGCTTGGAGAACTCCAAAGTTCTCAGTGGTATTACCTTCATGTCTCGCTTTGAAGCCATTCCTGGTTCATACATGCCACTTGAGAAACTAACACAGGAGCAGTATGTATCCTTAAGAGATAACTTCCCCAGCATTGATTGGAACCTGTTCAATGGTGACTCAACCTTAGCTGGAACCAGAGAGTTCGCATGTGCTGGAGGTGCCTGCAGTCTATGAACATCTATACCCTATTGAAGAAACTTGAAGAGGTATTCCCTGATGGGTTACCTTCCTTTGGGGATTATGATCCCAACGTAATCTTAAAGAACATCGGTAATCAAGAAGTCATCCGGTTCATCCGCAGGCTTCTTGAAGACGAAAGGAACTAATATGTCTTGGTTAAGCAAAAGACTAGGGATCAAGTGGAATCCACTTAAGGACATCCAAAATCTATTCAGTGCCCCTAAGATAACCTTACCTACGATACCCGATCTGGTGCCTGAAAAGCAGAAACAGCAGGTTCCACTCCCAGTAATTGAACCAGCCAAAGGTAAATCCGAGGCTAGAAAACGTGGCACCATGGACATTGGTGCCTTCAGTACGAACCTTACACCAACCATTCAGGCCATCCTCGGCCTGAGTT